TACGACCACGAGTAGCGATCAAGTTAGAAGCAGCAAGAACCTTAGTAAGGATTCTACGTTGCAATGTACCTTGAGTTTCGCCACCACCACCAACTGATACAGAAGTAACAGTTACAGAGCGGTTAACGCCAGTATTGTCAGTTCCAAGAGGAATAGTAACAGGGCCGGTAACACCAGTAGTAAATGCAGCTGAAAGAACAGTAGCGTCTACTTGAGATACTTGGTAAGCGTTAGTTACGCCATTCTTGAAGATTCTATCCAAGATATACTTGTTAATAGATTGGGTCAATTCATTAACCAATACAGCTTCTACTTGAGCAACTGCATCGATACCGAATTGCTTAAGATCTTGTACTTGTTCGCGAGTTACAGCGGCAGCAACTTGGTAAGTTTTAGCGGCAACTGATTTGTTGAACAATGATAGACCCATGATGTTATCAGGAGTAGATTCTCCATCTCCTCTTTGATAAGGATCAGTGCTGTTGATAGACTCAGCAAAGGTAGGAACACCAGTTGCAGGGTTATTTTCAGCGAAAGCATTACCAGAGAAACCAACGATATGGTCTTCTAAAGCCTTAACTAATTCAGGAGCTCCGTCGAAGTTAACGCGAACTACAGTTAGAGGATCATCAGAATAACCATCAGTAGCTGCAGTGATTGCAGTATAGATTGGCTGATAACCTTCTTCACCTTGTGCAAAAGGATCAGTACCTTGAGCAACATCAGTTCCTTTACCTCTTACGCGGAAAATAGGATAACCGTCGATACGAGACTTACCGATATAAGTTAATTCGTAAGCACCGAATGAACCAGTACCAACATAAAGAAGGTCGTTAACTGCTAAGTCACCACCAGTAGCGATAGTTAAAGGAACTTTGATCATTAAAGGAGCAGAGTTACCGTTAATACCACCAGCTTGTGAAGTGCGACCACCACCATATACGAAGTCTAGGTAAGTAAGAACTCCCATAGGACCTTGCATAGGAACTACAGGTACAAGATCAAGACCTACAGTCTGAGCAGCTACCTGCATAGCAAGTGGTAACAAAGAGAATGGTCTATCACCAGAACCTGGGGTCTGAGAATAGAAAGCGTTCAATGTAGTAGGATCTCCAGGGAAAGTAGGAGCGCCCATAGATTGAACATTCATGTTTGGATTGAGGTGTACAGTATTGTAAACACTTTCATTAAGGTTATGGTAATGGCAATACTTAGACATCCAAGATAACTTAGACTTCTCAGTGATACCAGTAGCTTCCTCAATGATAGGTGCCCACGTCTTTTGTACTTCAGCCTCATTAATTAAATGATTTGCGTACATTTTGTTTTTTGTTTTTTTTGTTTGTTTTTATTAATCAATCTGTAGCTCTTTGCTTCTTAGCTATTAGATTATATTTTTTATATATTATCGTCCTAAGTTGAATTTTACTCTATTAACTAGGTCATTAGCAAAAGATTCATTTACTAAAGGCTCCTTAGGTGCAGCGGCTTCAGCTGCTGTTTTACTTTCATTAATTTGTTCTAATTCCATTTGAGATGGTCTTAAATCTCTGGTACCCCAGAAATTATTAATGGCATAAGGAGTAGTTAAGGTATAAAACTTAGATTCTGCAATAATTTGATTCTTACGAGATTCTGACAGAGCTTCCCATTTAGCGGCAAACTTTTCAGGCATATCATTAATGAAATTTAATTCTCTCTTCTTTTCAATAAAGCAAGATTCCCAAATGTTTTCTACCTGAACAGTTGACATAATTGGTTTGGCATTCATTGATTCAACAATCATTTGTTGTTTTTCTTCAGATAATGAATTAAATTCATTTTTCTTAGATTCGGAAAGGAAGTTCATAAAATGCATTTCTGTAACAACCTTAGTCTTAGATTCAGCCTTTGCAATTAATTTGTTTAAGGCTTCTTCTATTGAATCTTTATATTCTTTTTTATCGGATTCTTTTTCTTCATTCTTAGATCCACAAGAACCTTCATGAATCTCACCGCATTTTTCACAAGCGGCTTCTTCAGATACTTCGGATTCATTAATAGCAGAACCTTCAACAGTGTTTACATTTTCTGCGATGTATTCTGCATATTTAATACTCTTTCTTAAACCTTCAGCAAGGTGCTCAGAGTATGCAATGTTTTGATCAACCTTTTCAGCAACGTATTCAGAATATTCAATTCCTTTTTCAAGGCTCTCTCCTAAATAGTTTGCATATTGAATTCCTTTATCTGCTTTTTCAGCAACATGTTCAGCATACTGAATAGAGTTATCTAATTCTTCAGCAAGATACGTTGTATAGTTCTTAATCTTATTTACATTTTCTGCTAAATAATCAGAATAAGAAATACTCTTATCGAGGTTTTCAGAAAGATACTCAGCATAATCGTTTAATTGATTTACCTTTTCGGCGATATGCTCGCTGTACTTAATAAGTTTTTCAACGATTTCAGTATTATCTGAATTTGCGGATTCCTTAACATTATTTAATACGCCTTGAACGTACTCGGTGTATTTTTGAAAATCCTCAACGGTTACAAAATTTTGATTTTCCATTGTTGGTTCTTTTTTATCTTCTGTATTTTTGGTTTCTTCCATTTCATAAATGAATAAAGTAGGGTCAGCATCGAATCCATAAGACTCATTAACTCTCGATAACTCTGCGTTTTCAAATCCAGGATCTGCAACTAAGTCATAAGTAAAAAACTTCTTAATCTTTACCTTTCCATTTTCGTCAACCGTACCAGCAGCGCGGCTTGAAATATGAAGAGGAATTCCATCCTTAATTAAAGCCTGTGCTTCTTTACCCTTTGTAGTATTTAATAAACGAACTCTTCCGATAACTTGTTTGTTTTCGGAATCATACTTTAATGATTCTATTACATGGGATACGTTAGAGAGACTAATATCAAAATCTTTTGGGTGGTCTAATTCACCTAAAAGTTTGTTTGTCTTTACTTTTTCCTGGAGTTCATTAATATGAGGTAAAACTTCCTTTTCCTCATAAATTCGGTTATTCTTGTTACGAACACCGAACTCAGTAAAAACGCCTTCTAATACGACGGCGCCATCATCATCTGTCTTAAATGATAAATTGGACTGTGATCTCTCAAGAATTAATAGTTTTTTTCCTGACATCTTCTACTTGTTATTTGATTTATATATTATCAACTTATAAAGTTTTTATCCTAAACCCGCCAATGGATCTTCTTCAATACCGCCTGCAGGCTTTTCAGGCTTAAAAAGTTTTTTATCGGCACCTAAAAGAATCTTTTCAATATCTTCTTCAGTATAGCCTTGGGTCTTTAATTCGGATCTATCCTTAGCACGTTGATTAGCCTTAAGGTCATCTTGTGTAAATCCTCCATACCTCTTAATTAACCATCCTAGATCAAAATATGGAATTTCTGTCATATTTTCATCCATTACACTTAATTGAGTTTTCATATTACCAATAAAGTCAACTCGCTTAGTTTGAAGTTCCATTTCTTTCATTTCTTCAAACACGTTATCCTTCATATACCTTAATGCCAATCCAGCCTTAAATGCAATATCATTTTTAAGTTCTGGGTGGTTAAGGCACATTTGAAGATAAACGGGTTTAATTAAGATTTCCTGGAAGATTGATCTTAAACGATCAATAAATTTAGAAAACTTAATTTCATCTCTTAGCATTCCACTTGCCTCCATATCGTAACTACTGCCGCCTTCTTTATCAAAACGAGAGAATGGAATTTTTGAAGCAAGTTTAAGTTTATCAGAGAAGTATTTCAAAGATTCTGTATCTCCTAAATCAGGACCATCTCCACCGATTGTGCTAATTTCAGGTTGTTCACCATCCTTTGAAGGTAACCAATATTCCTTATTGAAAGGCATCATTGGTTTTCCGTTTGTTTGAATTTCGCCACTCTCATAATTAAAGTCTACTACTTCACGGTAGGAGTTCATTAATTGAGCAAGAGATTGTTTTGCCCTTGTTTTAGATTTACCACCAACTGGGATGATAAACTGGGTCTTAAATGAAGCATTAGAAACAGCCCAGATAATTCTGGTAGTTTCCATAATTCTTAATAGGTTAAAAGAACGGATAAGTCTTTCAACATAAGAGATCCTTTGTGGTGAATTTACCTGAGAATATGAAAGGTAAATGATTTGAGAATCCCATAGTTTTCTTTCTTTAGCCCCACCACCTTTATACTGAACCCACATTTTCTTTCCAGTTTCAGTATCTAAACCTGGCATTAAAGATATAGGATCAAGTTCTTTAAAGCCAATGATTTCAGTTTGCTTATCATTATAAACGATTTCAAACGCAAGATATCCATCAACCAACCATTTTCTAAAATAGTTCCAAGGTTGAATAGCATCATTAAAGCCAAAGTAATTGTAAATGTTATTATAGATATCACCAATCTCTTCTTCGATAGAATTACTTATTTCTCCATTGAATTCTGCATATGCAAAATAATTACTTTTATCAAATACAATAGCCTCATCGGTAACTACATCAAGGATATCTTCAATTTCATCTTGTACTGCAAAGGTTCTAAGTTGATCTCTCTTCTTTTCGTAATCTCTATCAAAAAATGAGATATTCTTTTTAAGACTGGTATCAGTTAATGATAAGGCAGCAAATGCAGCATACATATCATCTGCATCGGATCCCATTGGATTCATTGTATAACCCATTGCATTTTCGGTAAAACCGATTGCTCTGGAGTTACGAATGATCATATCATCATATGCCATCCCTAGGTTAGAAAGATCTTTTAGAATCTGTAAGAGGACCTCTTCTATTTGTAAATCCTGCCATTTTTTATCATTTATTGTTTTATATATTCTGGTAATATAAATCTTGCGCTTGTAATATTGAACCACCAAAGAAAAAGTTATCATCATTAATAGCACCAAGGTACCAATCTTCATAACCAATTATCTTTGGATCTTTCATACGATCTAATCTATATTGCCTAATTGCATATGTTAAGTTATATTTTTTACCTAATGACTTTTTAACAGCTTCATAGGTAAAGTCTTTATTATATGTTTGTTTTGCCACTTCTCCGGCATTATTAAATTGTCTATCAAAGAAACCACTAAAAGATTTTATGATATCTTCCATGAAAGGTATTCTTGCATCATACGGAATGTAATGTAAATTAATTCCTAGTTGATTTGTTCTAGAACCAGGAACGGCACCTAATCCTATAACAATAGGAAATGTATCATAAAATGTTTCATCTTCGGTAAAATATCTAAATACATACATTCTTCCTTGATCTAAAACTCCAGTTCCCTTAACACCCATTGATAATAAATCCTTAGAGGATGCCTTAGAAGCCTTTGATTGGCCTTTATTCTCGGCGATGTATAAATCTAAATCATCTGTAAAGTTACCTATTATCATATTAAAAAAGATTTGAGTCTTCGGTTAGTAACATCACCTTAAAATTTCTTTGAACTGCTGCCTTATTTAAGGCATCTGTTTTACAAAGGTTTCTTACATACATTTCATAGGCATACTTAAAATTCTCAATTGCCTTTTTTGTATTTCTTTTTGGTGGTGAAGGTTTCTTTAATTGCTCTTTTGGTTTTATTTCCACTACATACTCTTGAATAAGACCATCTTTATTCATTTTTACATAAAAGTCCGGATAGTAATTATGAAACTTATTATCAAGAATATTAAAGTATTTTATTGAAAAAGGTTCAGATACCCAACTAATTACATTTTCATTATGATCGCACCAATGACAGAATTTTCTTTCCCACGAGCTTCTATATATGATAGGAGCTGGTCCTATATACTTTTCAGGATTATGAGGTTTATAATATCCTTGTCTGAATCCTGACTTTGCCGTAGGTTTAACATTCTTTATACTCATTGGTATAATTCTAAATGGTATAAATTCCTTCGCCGTCTGAACTACCATCTATCGAGACAGTTCCTGCGTATTTCTTAGGATGTAATTTATTCCAACCTTTTGCAAATCCACGCTTTGCAATTTCTGTAAAATATGCAAATGCATTTTCACTTTTATCTGGATCAAAGTTTCTCCAATAGCGGTAAAGATCCA